TGACGTTACATCCGACGTGGCGTTATCCATACAGTGTACGGAAGTCACGCTGTGACTTCGCTGTGACGAATCCCATTCAAAAACGATGAGACAAGAAAGCTTAAACCGAGAGATGGTCGAGGCGGGTATCGCCCGTTATAGATCCAAGGTCGAGTCGGCAAGGGTACGTGGGCGTGAGGCCGACGCTCCATACGGTCAACGGTTGATGCGAGCGGCGTTACCCGACTACATAAAGGATCTCCGCCGACGTATCCTCTATCACAAGAAGCATCCTCACGCCGTACCTTTCTGGATGCCGTTGATATGGGAGATACCCGCCCAAGACATAGCGTTCCTGTCGATGAAGAGCGTGTTGGATTCCATCAGCCTCCGACAAAGCGTGGTCAAGGCGTCGATACGGGTGGCGAGCGCGTTGGAGGACGAGGTTCGTTTGAACTGGATGAAGAAAGAGTATCCGGAGGTATTCAAGTACGCCATCAGGGACGTCAAGCGAGCGGGCAACAAGAGTTACTCCAGGCAACGGGACGCATTCATTCGACATGAAGTGGGCGAAGCTAAAAAGGGTAACATGTTACGCTTCAAGACGTGGTCGAAGAAAGAGAAAGTGTCTATGGGTACGTGGTTGTTGGAGTTACTGCGAGCCACTACTCATTTCATACAGTTCGTATCGTTGAATCAAACGGGGAAGAAGACGCGCAAGACCACCAACTACGTTTCCGCAACCGATGAGTTGTTCGAATGGATACGCGCCTTCAACGACGATCAGGAAATACTTTCACCTCTTTGGTTACCGATGACGGAACAGCCCGTTGATTGGACGTCTCTTTGGTTCGGTGGTTACGGCGACCCGGCTCTACCGCAGCTTAAACTGATCAAGAGTTTCGACATGGATTACATGAGGGCGTTGGACTTCGACGACTTGAAACCTATGGCGGACGCGGTGAACCACATTCAACGAACGCCGTGGACGGTGAACGACCGTGTGTTGAAAGTCGCTCGATGGGCGTGGGACAACAACAAGGAGATAGGGGAGATGACGCGGCGTGAAGATTACGAGCGTCCGCCGTGGCCACCTGAAGCGGATACCGATCCCGAAGTGAAGAAGGCGTGGTCGAGAAAAGCCGGTGAGATATACGAGTTGAACCTATCGTTACGTTCTCAACGGTTACAAGCAATCAAGACGCTTTGGATGGCGGATAAGTTCAACGGTAAAAATTTCTACTACCCTTCTCAAGTCGACTTTAGAGGACGGGTCTACCCGATACCTCATTTTCTAACGCCGCAAGGAACCGACCTAGCTAAGAGCTTGTTGTTGTTTGCGGAGAGCGAGACGGTGTGGGAAGCGAAGGAAGAGACGAAGTGGCTGGCTATTCACGGCGCTAATTGTTTCGGCAACGACAAGATAACCTTCGACGAGCGCGTCAAGTGGGTCCACTCCAAACGCAAGGAGATCCATGAAGTCTACAGCGACCCGATAACCAACGATTGGTGGCAAGCGGCGGACGAACCGTGGCAATTCCTAGCGTTCTGTTTCGAGTGGGGTGACCTGTTGGCGTGTGGCGGCAGAGGATTCAAGACACGTTTGCCGTGCGCTATGGACGCATCCAACAACGGCATACAGATACTTAGCTTGTTAGCGCGGGACGAGGTGGGAGCGAAGGCAACGAACGTGTTGCAAACCGCTACACCCGCCGACCTGTACGCATTCATAGCCGACCAGGTGAACGCGGCGATGCGAAAGGACGCGGACGAGGGCGACGTCATAGCTCAAGCGTGGTTATCGTTCGGGGTGGATCGAAAGACCTGCAAGCGACCGGTCATGGTCAAGCCATACGGCGGTACTCGACACAGTTGCAGGGCGTACGTTGGCGAATGGTTCAATGAGTTAATACTGGAAGGCCGACGTAACCCTTTCGCTGATTACAACGACCAACGCGATGCTCTCACCTACCTGACTACCAAGCTATGGAGCGCAATGAACAACGACTTGAGCGGACCCACCACGACGATGAAGTGGTTGATGGACGTAGCCAGAGTGTTGTCAACGAGCGATACGCACGTCGATTGGACGACACCCACCGGATTCAAAGTACGACAACGGTACGTTCAACAGTCCGCTCACAGGATTCAAACGACGTTGGGTGAGAAGCTTACCTTCGTACGTTGGCGTGAAAGAACCGACGACTTGGACAAGCGGCGTCAAGGTAACGGCATCAGTCCCAACTTCGTTCACAGTCTCGACGCCGCCGGTGTTCACATGACCACCAACGTAGCGAAGGTCCACGGCATTGCATCGTTGGCTATGGTTCACGACAGCTACGCCACTCACTGTAGCAAGTGCGATGAACTCGGCGGCATACTCCGTCAACAGTTCGCTAAGATTTTTCAAACCGACCTCCTTCTTAAATTTAGGGAAGAGGTCTCGACACAAACCGATAAGGAGTTGCCGGAACTCCCGCCATACGGGTCTCTTGATCCAAACGAGTTACTAGGTTCCGACTACTTCTTTGCATAATAGGAGAACGATAACACCATGAGCATGAAAACAATAACGACACCGGTAGGAATCGGTAGGTATACGTGGCTGAACACGCCCGACAAGAAGTTCGATGAAGGCGGCTACGGCGTCTACCGAACCGAGTTGATACTGACGGAAGAGGAATGGAACGCAGTCAAGCTGGAGATCAAGCCGCTGTACGAACAAGCGTTAGCCGACGAGCAAGTGAAGCAAGGCAAGAAGAAGCTGAAGCTGCACACCTCGCCCATCCTAATCAACGAAGACGGTCAGCACATATTGAAGTGCAAGCTGAAGGCCGGTGGAACACGCAAGGACGGTTCGGAATACACGTTGAGCGTGGGTCGCTTCGACGGCGACGGCAAACCGTTGAGCAAGGACGTCATCATCGGCGGCGGTTCCAAGATCAAGTTGGCGATACGACCTAAGTTTTGGTTCGTGTCTTCGCTTGGTTTCGGAATGACGCTTGAACCACACGCCGTTCAGGTACTTGAGTTGGAAGCTATACAAGCAGGTTCCGCAAGCGCCGATGCCTACGGGTTCACGGCGGTCGAGGGATCGTATCAACAAGGCGGTGAAACATTCGAAGAGACGCTGGATGCCAAGACGGAGACGAGCAAAGAGACCATCGAAGCGAACTTCTAACGGGTTCCGCTCCGGGTTCGAAGCAAAGGTAGCAGGTCAACTCCGCCGATGCGGGGTCGATTACAACTACGAGACGCTTCAGATCGAGTACCGAAAGATAGCCACCTACCTGCCGGACTTCATTTTGCTGAACGGAATTATCCTAGAGGCAAAGGGAGTCTGGACGGTGGAGGATCGGACTAAACATCTATTGGTGCGAGAGCAACACCCTGAGTTGGACGTCCGCTTAGTGTTTCAAAATGCAAACAATAAAATACGCAAGGGTAGCAAGACCACATACGCCGCCTGGTGCGATAAGAAAGGATTGAAATGGTGCGACAAAGTGATACCGAAGAGTTGGTTCCGGCAGCTATCCACCAACCATGCGATGATTGCGGGAGTAGTGACGCTCTCACAAGAAACGTAAATGGTTCGTCTAAGTGTTACTCCTGTGAAACCTTCACACCCGGCAACAAGAAGAGTGAAACGCTTGAGGTACGCCGTCCCGACGGCACGTTCGTATCCGGTGGTCAATACACGGCGTTAGCTCGTCGCGGTTTAACGGAAGAGACGTGCCGGAAGTGGGGTTATCAAGTGGCTGAGATCGGAGGAGAGAGCGCCCAGGTGGCGAACTACAGGAGTCGAGACGGCAAGCTGGTAGGTCAGAAGATTCGTTACGCCGACAAGCGGTTCTCTACTCGCGGCGAGTTACTGGGGCTATACGGTCAACACCTCTGGAGGGACGGCGGCCGAAGGGTCGTGGTCGTCGAAGGAGAAGTGGACGCTCTTAGTCTTAGTCAAGCGTTCGCTCACAAGTGGCCGGTGGTAAGCGTTCCCCACGGAGCGGGAAGCGGTAAGAAGCACGTCGCTCAAACCCTCGATTGGCTGGAGAGATACGACGAGGTGGTGTTCATGTTCGACATGGACGACCCCGGTCGCAAGGGAGCGGCTGAGTGCGCGATGTTGTTGACGCCGGGACGAGCGAAGATAGCGGAGCTACCACTGAAGGACGCCAACGACATGCTCGTAGCCAACAGGACCAAGGAGTTGGTGCAAGCGTGTTGGGAAGCGAGAGACTTCCGGCCTGACGGTATCATCGGAGCGGAAGAGTTGTGGCTAAAGATAACCGAGGAGGTGAACACCGAATCCAAACCGTACCCCTACGTAAACCTGAACACCATGACACGCGGACTAAGAGGCGGTGAGTTGGTTACGGTTTGCGCGGGGTCGGGGATCGGTAAATCACTATTCTGTCGTGAGATTGCCTTGGGGCTTTTGAACGAAGGTGAGACCGTCGGTTACATAGCGCTTGAAGAGTCGGTCAGACGTACGGGTCTGGGGATAATGGGGTTGCACATGAACAAACCGTTACACCTGGAGAACAACGTCGAAGAGGACGTGCTGCGTGAAGTGTTCGATGAGACGGTGGGGAACGGACGGTTCTTTACCTACGATCACTTCGGTAGCTGTGACTCCGACAACCTGCTCGCCAAGATCCGCTACCTGTGCAAGGGACTCGACTGCAAATGGATCTTCCTCGACCACCTCTCGATAGTAGTGAGCGGGTTCGACGGGGACGATGAACGTCGCTTGATCGACAACACCATGACCAGACTGCGTTCGCTCGTCGAAGAGACTCAATGCGGAATGATATTGGTCAGTCATCTCAAGCGACCACCGGGAACCGGACACGAGGAGGGAGCGATAACAAGTCTTTCTCACCTTCGCGGTTCTCACGCCATACCGCAACTTAGCGACATGGTGATCGGACTAGAACGAAACCAACAGGCGGAAGAAGACGCCAACCAAACGCGCGTTCGTGTGTTGAAGAACCGTTTCTCAGGAGAGACGGGGTTAGCCACGACGCTTTATTATGAACAAGACACAGGGAGATTAAACGAAAATGATAAGACGATTCTTCAGATTAATACCGAAGCTACCAACGATAATAAATGTCCGTTCTAAACGGCGTAAGCTTCTTAAAGCCATGCGACAAGTAGAGAGCGGCGGAGAGAACACGCCGTGGGCGGTGGGCGACAGCGGTCGTTCGCTCGGTCCGTACCAGATCAGCTATGGCTATTGGTTGGACGCCGTACGTCACACACCCGTATTGAAGGAGGGAACGTGGCCAATGGTGGTCGACCGTAGTTACGCCGAAGCGGTGATGCATAGTTACTGGAAGAAGTACGCGCCGTTGAACGCTACTTGGGAACAACTGGCGCGCATCCATAACGGTGGTCCGAAGGGACACGGCAGA